CTGTCCTGTTCGTCGCTGTTCGCGACGCCTTCGTTGGTGGCTGCAGCGTCGCCCGCCGCGATCGCGGTATGCCGCGGGATGCCGAAGCCCTGGACCATGCTGTCCTTGCTGGCGTCGTTGTACATCGGATACTGGCTTTCCACCAGTTCGACGATGCGGTTCATCACCGCGGTCGGCACCACGGCGCCGGTGTTGGCGGTGGTGTGGGTGTAGGCGCGGGTTTCTTCCTCGTTCAGTTCGCCGAACAGGGCCACGCCGTCACGCACGGCCATTTTCTTCAGCCACGCGGTGCGGTATTCCGCACTGTCAGGGCCGTAGTTCCGCTGCTGCGTGGGTTCCGGCTTACGGGCCAGCACGTTCGTGCCGATGGTTCCGGCAGCGACGCCGTCCCGGCGCAGCTGGTCACGGGCGGCGGCTGCGCGGCGCTCGGTCAGTTCCTCTTCGATCAGGTTCCTCTCCTCCGCCAGCTGTTCCAGTTCCTCTACGGAACGGCTTTCCGGATTCTCGCCGATTCCCTTCAGTTGATCCCTGCGGGCGATCAGTTCGGCATTTGTCATTTTCTTCAGCTTTTCCTTCATGGTTTTTTACCTCCTCAAAATGTCGAGCGCTTTTTTCCGGCGCTCATTGGTTTTCTTTGCTTCCCTGACTTCCTGCAGTTCCCGCTTCAGTGCGCTCTCCAGCGGATCCTCGTCACCCTCCGGTGCCGGATCTTTGCTTGCGGCCTGCAGTTTCGTCTCGTCGTATGCAGGGAAAGCAACAGCGGAAACCTCGAACACCTTGTCAATGTGCATGATCCGGCGGATCGGGTTGTCGCTGTCCTCGTCTTCCCACATACTTTTATCCACGGTAAACATAAACGACATCCCGGTAATGTCGCCGCGTTTGACCGCTGAATACAGTGTTTTCGCGTCCTGGTTGTTCTCGATGTCGAGATCCACCCGGATCTCCACGCCGTTTTCAACCGGTTTCAGCTGCATGGTGCTGTTCTCGTTGTTGTTCCGGCTCCGGGCCAGCGGCACCATGTTCACATTGTGCCCGATCAGGAACTTCACGTCCTTCAGATCGGTGTTCGCGTCCACCGCACCTTTGTTGATCGTCTCCCGCCGCCATCCGTACTGGATGACCTGTTCGTAAACAATCGGCATCCCGACCAGGTGGGCACCGTGCTGTTCGTTTTCCTCCGCCCTGACCTCAAACGTCAGGCTCCGGATTTCCTTTTTTGGCATCTTGCTTCCCTCCGTCTTTCTTGCTGTCCGGTCGTCCTTCATCGACCATGTAGTATTCGCCCCGGATTGGCGCGTGCTGTCCGGCGCCGTCCGCCAGCGCCGGGTAGTTGAACAGTTCGCGGATCTCGTCGATCAGCAAAGCGCCCCGGTCGCCCAGCTGCTGGCTGACGCTGACCTTGTCCGCCACGCTCATATACTGCAGCCGGTTCGCCGTCAGCGTCGCCTTGTTCCCGGCCACCAGTTCCCGGTCCGTGTAGATCATGCCGGTCAGTCCGTCGCTCATTTTGATGCTGAACGGTTCCACCTCGCCGTCAAAGAATGTTGACAGTTCCTCCGGCGTCGCCGTGTTCATGATGATCTTTTCGTTCACGCCGAAGTACCGCCACACGTTCCGTTCGATCAGTTCCTGCTGGTCCTTGTCAACCAGGTTCTTTGCCGCTTCCAGCTGCTTGATGTTCGTCACGTTGTTGTTGAACAGCAGCAGTCCTCCGCCTTCCCCGCTTTCAAAGTTCAGCTTGTCGAACCGCTTTCGTTCTTTTTTGAGGTCTTCGTCGAACATGTAGTTCGTCACCTGGGCCATGAACCGGTATGTCGCCGCGTTCTTCACGCCTTCCATGATGGCCTGTTCGAACGTGTTGTTCATTTCCATCGTCGGCGTCAGCGGCGCGTTGTTCTCCCCGAAGAAGTCGTTCTTCAGCTGGTGCTTCCGGATGATCGCGCACCGGTTCAGTTCCATGGCCCGCCGCTGCCCGTTCTGCAGCTGGAGCACCAGGAACGGATCCCCGTTGTCTTCCTTCACCTCGCACCCGGAAGGAAACACCGGCCAGAATCCCTTCGTCGCCCCCAGGTCGTCCAGCACCGGGATGATGATCAGGTTGTTCTCCGTTTCGTAGATGTTGTTGCACCGCTCCAGGAAATCCGGCCACGTGCTCCACGGGTTCGGCCTGACCTTCACCGCGTTGTACAGGCTCCGCTGTGCGCTGCCGATCATGTCGAACTTCAGCTTCATGATGTGCCGCGCTTTCGCGTAGATGGCTTCCCGCACCAGGGCGCTTTCGTAGATCTGCCCGCCCCAGCTGGTAAACACCGGCGAATATGCCGTGAAGGTTTCCACCGTCGTCAGCGGCTTGTCCCCCGCCGGTTTCCGCTTCCCGAAGATTCTGTCAATCAGTCCCATCCGTCTTTCCCTCTCTTACCCGCGTTCGTTCCTCAACAGGTGTTCCATTTCCGTGTAGTAATTCCGCCGCATCAGCATGGCGTCCAGCAGTGCTGCCATGCCGTCCACGTGTGCCGTGCTGGAAACTTTCACCAGCCGCCGCCGGTTGTCTTCGTAGATCTGCAGGGCGCTGTCCATCATGTGGATCTTCATCAGGTTGTTGTCCTCCGCGCTTTTCATCCGCCCGTCTTTGATCATTCCCTCCACGTCCACGATCACGCCCGTCAGGTTGCTTCCCTGGCTGACGCTTTCCATGTGGAATCCCTGACCCATCAGGTCCTGGATCAAATATGCCGCGCTGTACCTGTCGTATCCGTTTTTCTGCGGCAGGATCTCATACTTCCGCACCAGGTCGTTGTAGAAGGTTTCCACGTCGTGGTAATCCACCACGTTTTCCCCGCTCAGGATCAGGTACCCCTGTTCCACGTACTTGCTGTACGGGATCCCGTCCCGGGCCGTCGCTTCCTCCAGCCGGTTTTTCGGCATGTAGAACCTGGCGATAAACCAGACCGTCTCGCCCTTCTGGATCAGCACTACCACCGCCGTCAGGTCCGTTGTCATCGAAAGGTCTATTCCGGCCAGCGCGTATGTGTGTCTGAAGTCTTCCAGCGTCAGCTTGTTTGGCAGATCCGGCGCTTTTCGTAATCCGGCTGATGTCTTGTCCATGATCGCAGTTTCCAGCGGATCCGGTCCGCGCTGAATCCATCCCGGTCCCCATCCTCCGCTGAAGCATTTGTTCACGTCCGCAGCTGTGAACCACGCCGTTGTGGCGTTCTGTTTGATGTTGCAGTATTTTGTCAGGAACTCTGCCTTTTTGCTCAGGCTTTGTTCCGCCACCGCGATCTCTTCCAGGAAAAAGTCCACCGACACGCTGACGCCCATGTTCGGGTTTGCTTTCGCCAGTTCGTTGATGTCGTTCCATTTGTCCGGATCGTCGATCATATACAAAAACGGCGCCAGCCTTGTTTCCCGGCTTGTACCGTTAATGACTGCCGTGCTTCGTTTGATCAGTTCGTCGTAGATGCCGTCCTGCACGTATCCGGCGGTGGTGATGTCCACCAGCATCGGCTGCTTCCGGGCGCCCAGGGCGCTTTTCAGCACCTCATACTGCCGCAGGCCCTGCTCGCCCTGCCACGCGCCGATTTCGTCGCAGGTCACCGCGTTCGGGTTCAGTCCGTCGCTTTTCTTCTCCGAGAAGGCAATCGGCTCCGCGCTGGTATTCGTTTCCGCGATGTACAGGTCCGTCCGGCGCTTTTGCGTGATCCTCGCCAGTTCCGGTTCCTTCTGGATCATCTGGTACAGGGCATTGAAGCACAGCCGCGCCTGCGCCAGCTTTGGCGCCACCATGAACACGCGCTTGCCGTAGTCCGGATCCAGGAACATGATCGCCGCGTTGATGGCTGCTGCCAGCAGCGTCTTGCCGTTTTTCCGCCCGATGATGATCAGGATTTCCCGGAACACCCGGACCCCGTCCTCATCCACGATTCCGAATATCACGCTGACCATGGCCTTCTGCCACAGTTCCAGCCTGATCCGCCCGGGCGCCAGTTCGCCTTCGTGATGCCTGCAGAATGTTTGGATGAACCGGATATTCATGTTTGCCTTTTTCTGGCTGAACATGAACCGGCGCTGCTGCAGGCCGTCGACGATGATCCTATACCATTCCCGGATCCAATGCCCCACCGTGACGCTGCCGTCCGTGATCGCCTGGTAATATTCCAGGATATAGTTCCGCGGCGTTTCTTCTGCTCGGCCCGACCCTCCGCCCGTTTTTTTACTCATCGCCCATCGCTTCCATCAGCTTGAACAGTTTCGATTCCTTCACCTGCTCTTCGCTCAGCTTCTCGATGATCTGGATCAGCGTGCTGACCGTGCTGTTCGCCGCCGTCGCGGTCTTGTTGTATTCCGCGATCGCCGGGTTCGTGCACAGGTTTTCCCGGCCCTTGACGTAGGTCTTGGTGATCGTCGTTCCGGTTTCCTTGATCTCTTTTTCCAGCTGCGTCAGGATCTGCATCTGCACCTGGTACCGCTTGAAGGTCGTCACGAAGAAGAAGTTTCCGCTGACGCCCTTTTCCGTTGCCCGCCGCAGGATTTCCTCCGCCTGTTCCTGCAGCGTCATATTCTTCACGATCCGCTTCCGCGCCATCGTTCTCACTCCTTTATGCCGCCGTTACGCTGTCTTCAAGTACGCCCCCCCCCGATGGTGTAACCGTTGACTTTCAAGGCTTTCAGTCCGGTCATCTTTTCCCACCGGTCCACGATCACGTCCGCGTAGTGAGGATCGAATTCCATCATGCAGCACCGCCGGTCCATCTGTTCGCAGGCGATCAGCGTCGTTCCGCTGCCGCCGAACAGGTCCAGCACCGTCTGGCCCGGTTCGCTGCTGTTTCGGATCTGCCGCGCGATCAGCTTCAGCGGCTTCATCGTCGGATGCAGTTCGCTGACGTTCGGTTTCGCTTCCCGGATCACGTCCGTCTGCATCTCCGCCTTGTAGATTTCCCGCAGCAGCGCTTCCATGTCCGCCTTTTTCATCCTGGAAAGGTCCGGCAGCTGGTCTTCGATCACGGTGCTTTGCTTCCGGCTGTCCAGGAAGTAGTGCGCCGCGCCGTCCTTCCATCCGTACAGGCACGGCTCATGCTGCCACTGGTAGTCCTGCCGTCCCAGCGTGAAGTGGCTTTTCACCCAGATCAGGATCTGCTTCACTTCCAGTCCGGCGTTCCGCATTCCGGCAAGGAATTGTTCCGTCGTTCTGGTCGCGTACCAGACGTAAAACGCGCCGCCGTCCCGCAGCGCGTCTTTCGCGTTTGTCATTGCTTTTGTCAGGAATTCCACGAATTCCTTTTCACCCAGGTTGTCGTTCAGCAGGAAAGCTCCGTCGTCCTGGCGCTTCCGCCGCATGGATATTTCATCCGTGCTTTGCGCTGCTCCGCTTTCGTCCCCGCCCAGGCCGATGTTGTACGGCGGATCCGTGACCAGCAGGTCCGCCTGCGTTCCGTCCATCAGCGCGGCCACCATGTCCGGGTCCGTGCTGTCCCCGCACATCAGCCGGTGGTTCCCCAGCTGGTAGATGTCGCCGATTCGGCTCCGCGGTTCTTCCTCCGCGTTAACCTCCGCGTCTGTCCATCCGTCGTCCGTGATCTGTGCCATGGAATCGTCAAAGCGCAGATCCGTGTCGAAGCCTGTGATGCTGATATCAAAGTCTGCGTCCGCCAGCGCCGCCAGTTCCTGCTGCACCATGTCCATGTCCCACTCGCCCAGTTCTGTCAGCCTGTTGTCGGCCAGGATATATGCCTTCCGTTCCTCCGCGGTCAGTCCTTCGATGAACACGCACGGCACCCTCTCCCAGCCGATGGCCTTTGCCGCCATGATCCGCCCGTGTCCGGCGATCACGTTCATGTCCTGGTCGATCAGGCACGGCGACAGGAAACCCAGCCGCCGGATGCTGTCCCCGATCTTCTCGACCTGTTCTTTCGAGTGCTGTTTCGCGTTCCGCTCATACGGCTTCAGCGCCGCGATCTCGACCTCGCGCAGTTCCACCGCTTTTCCCATGTTCCACTCCTCCGATCTTCCCCGGATCTCTCCGGAAGTTTTTTCCTCCTCCGCCGAAGTCTTCAAAAGTCCATCAAAAAACCGGCCCTCCGCCGCCATCGGAAGCCCGTTTTTTCCGTGTTCAAATCCTCCGCCCTTCCCCGGGCAGAATCCAAAAACCACGCGCACCCGCGCGAGCGGTTCTTCTCGTG